TTATGTCGAGCATCTCGTAATCTTTGTACTTCTGCTGCCCACATAGCTAATTCTGCTCTAAGTCCTCCTGTTTGGCTAGATAAATCATTTCTAAGAGAAGATCCCATTGCATTAAGATCCGCTACCCAATTTGTAGGTTGTTTTAAAATTTCTTCTAATTGAGCATCTACCTTACCGCTCCATCGAGCAATTATAAAAATATGCCCAATTATTACTACGGTTAATGAAATAAGAGCTAAAACAATCATAGGTTCATTTGTCATCTATTACCGTCGTTATTGACGCCCTTCGTGTTCAATCGAAAAGTGATTACCATCCGCTCGGGTGAATCTTCCTCCCCAGCAACATTTAAAATCTTCCATTGATTGATTTTCCCACCATTCTCCGAGGGGGAGATAAGCGGCGGTTTCTGATTGGTATTCTCCATTAATGAATAAATTAAGGTCAATAGCTAATCGTTGAGTATGAAGAGAATGGGTAATTCCTAATCCAAGTTTTGCTAATCTTTCGGCTTCTTCTGGTGATCTGAAAGCTTCCCCGAGGGTTAACTCAAATCCTAGGATCTGGGCTTTTCGGATAAGACCTGCAATTAAATCAACAAGCTTACTTTGCTTTTCTCTGAGGGTCATAATCCCCAACCTAAATTATTTAACAAATCTTGTATTGTAAATCTTACCGAGGATAAAGTGACTCTACGCTTTGGTGGAGTGTTTCCTGTTGGGTCTACTAGAATTTCATCAATTTGAACAGATTGAATTTTAAAATATTTATTGAGCAAAGGATCAGTAAGATTCACTCTTTGCATATTTCCGGCGATAGCGTATTGATCAAAGGTTGAGTATTCAAAAGTTTCAATAGGATAACCAAATAGAGTTAAATCTGCAACTCCTAAACGTCTAAGTTGATCGGGCGTAGTATATTGAGAGGGGGCATTTAAAAGATATTCATGAACCCCATCTCCTCCTTCTCGTGAAGCTGCATCAGCTTGAGCAGCAAAGTCATCAACTTGTACTTGAAGTTGAATACCAGATCCTTTGGGGATAGGAAGAATTGACCCAGCACCACAACCAAGAGGAAATACACTAATAAGACTTCCATTAGAATTTCCGGCATTAGGATTTCCATCTTTAGGAGTTGTACCATCAGGTGGAGGATTACCCGGTCCTGAATCTTTTCCTGGAGGCAAAGTATTTGTTGCCGGAGGAGCCGCAGAACAAGCATTATTTAAAGGAGAAATACCTGTTCCTGGGTCAATTGGACAACACCCAACAGAACCTGCTCCTGAGGTATTAACTCCTATCAAGAATTTTTCTCGTATTCCAGTATAAGAGACTACCTTTCCCCCAATTGAAGCAAATCCTCCTTGGTCACAAAAGGGGGTAGTATCAGAAACGGGAATCTTATCTTCTCCGTTAACAATTTGGCCTTTAGGAAGATTACCGCTCCATCGCGCTATAGCATACGTTCCTTCTATTGGAACAAGAAGATTTGTATAGGATAAATGAGTTGCAAATGGAGGATTATGAGGAGTCCCGGTTAAATCTATTGTTAAAGTAAATTTAAATAATTCAGTTTGGAGAATAGGCATTTGTGTTCCAGTAGGATATTGATAGCCTACTGGCCCCAAAGGCCCAGATGGATGATACGTTGGAGGAGGACTTTCAACAAGACTTAAATCTTGATTTGTAGGAGTATTAGTAACATAACTCTTAATAGAGGAATGAAACTCCCTCGTAAGAATAGGCCAAGGAGGAGTGGTGAGAATATCCGCCGAAGCATCTTCTAGATAGAATATAGGGCTCAGCCAGGCATTTGTTACTAAAAATCCTATAGGAATATTCTGAGTTCCTTGAGGAACTATCACTCCATCTAGAATAAAAGTAGGTAATGCGGAGAATGTAAAACTTTGTTGAGTTATCACTCCCCCAGGAGCGTCGATAGAACCACCGCCTTGAGCGGGGAATTCAAGTCTAAAAGTTCCAGTTCTTCCATTAACTGGAGAAAAAATTATAGTAGCTCCAGAAACTGCAGGGTCTAAAGTTACTATCGCTCCTGTAGTATTAGGAGTTCCCGCATCGGAACTCTGTTGAACATAAACATTCTGAGCTACTCCAGCAGGAGGTATAGGGAGATTCTGTAATTGAATAGCAGAAGTACCATCTAAATGTACTGTAGTAATCTTTGTCGCTGAAGATTCATGCCCGTTAGGATATTTAAAAGACAAAAATATATCGTAATTTCCTGCCGGATACGCTACTCCATTTGAAGTAGAAGCATTTCCAGCTTCTCCTTGTTTCTTAGGAGGAGGAAAATCTGTTGTATTTTCAACAACAGTTACTACATTTACTCCCCCATATCTTAATAGTTGACCGTTAACAAAAATATCTCCAGAATAAGGAAGTTTTGTTACATCTTCAACAGGTATTATAGTTGCCCCAGCAGGTATATCTGTAGCTACAGAAGTTAATGTTGTACTTCTAACGTAATCTCTTGTTCTAACTTGAGAAATATCCTGAGTATAAATAGGTTCTGGGTGAAGTATAATATTATTTTGAGCCACAGTATTTGGCGTATAGACCAACATACTTTGAAATAATTGTACTTCAGTATTTTGAAGTCTAAAGGTTCCTCCAACTTGTAAAGCTATATTAGAAAAAACTTCACTTAAAGTTTGAGATCCATCTAAAGTTAAATCAATAGGAGGTAAGCCTACTTGGACTCCGGCAGTAGAAAAAGCAGGAGCGTAGCAATTAACAAGAAAAAAAGCAATTGTAGCAGCGGAAGTTTGAACCCAAGACCCCATAGGTCGTTTTTTATTGAAGAGATACTCATATCCAGCAACATGAACTTTCCAAACAGGATTTACTAATTTATCTTGGAAAGTCTTAGATACACTGATTATAATACCTTCAACTAATGGCCCAGGCCCCACATCAAAAATAACTTCGTGCCCTACTATAGGAGTATAAGCTACCCCAATATCAAAAGTTAATTCTACTGGTTGTCCTAAGGTTTGAGAAATATGGGCTCCAGGTTGACGTCTAGCGGCTATAGCTGTAGAATTTGAATGGGGGGTATAAGTATAGGTAGCAGTATACTCTACTCCAACAGTTCCTCCAGCAATAGCTGTAGAATCCCCTGCGGCAGATCCACTCCCACCGGTAATGTTAGAAACTCCAGACCTAATTATAGGTCTGAATCTCAACGCCCAAGGTAACTCAAAACCAATCATTAGTTTAACGATTCAAGAATATACTGGTGAAGAGTTAAACTACCTGTAGCTACTGTCTGAGTAAAGAAAAAATCTACCGTCTGAGCCGCAGTAGTATCAAAATTATTTCCAACAGCAGGAGCACTATTCCAAGGAAGAATTGCGCTTAAAACTCCCTTTGGGGCAGTTGCAGGAACTCCAAGAATATCTTCACATACCCAAAATCCCTGCATCATCAAATTCCCACTCGAACCAATTGCTCGAGCTGTAAGAAACATTTCTAAATACCAACCCACATTTGTATGTGCAGCAACGGTATCGAGGAGGATGGCAAGACCGTCAGCAACAACGGTTCCTCCAAATCTAACATCAAATCGAGCAGTTCCAGGAGTAGTAATAAGTGAGGAAATTCTTCCACTAGCTTTGATACGAATTGCTTTTCCTACATAGTCAAAGAAATTTGCGGGTAGGGTAAACTTTGCCTGAGGAGGAAGCGCAGAAGCTGCCGCTGCAGCAGTAAGTGCACTTCCGTCTCCCTGAGCAACTACAAGAATCTGATTCCAAGTTTGAGCAGACATTTAAACCTCACTAACAATCGTTGTTCCTGCGAGTAAACGTGGGATATTTCCAACAGCACTAATATTTAGATTAGGAGAAACTATGCCAAAATATAACATTGCATCAGAAAAGCCTGTTCCGATAGAAAAATGGGTGACAATTCCTCCGGCCCCTCCTGCATACGCCGGAAAGTCAATATCTAGTGCAAGTGTTACTTGATTAGCAGCAACTATAAACCCGGCACTACTTCTAATTGCTTCAGTTCGAGCATATCCCGTATAGCTGATTTCATTAGTAGCTTGAGTTCCTCCAGCTCCAGGACTTGCTGTATGTAAAGCTAAAGTAAGTGTCAATGACCCAAGAATATTATCTCTAGCAATATTATCCATTGGTGCCGCATTAAAAATCAGCAGCAATAAATGATTAGAATAATAGTCGCTCTTTGCAGGCATTATTTTCTTACCACAACAGTATATTGAGCCGGAAGATTACGAGGGGTTATGCAAGTCATTGAAGTGGGGGAAATAACATTATAACTTGTCCCCTCGACCCCTCCAAAAAGAATCTTTGTACTACTATTGAATAAAGATGCTGATGCGGTTAAAGTAACCGTCGTGCCCCCCTGAGCTGGGCCATTATCAGGAGAAATTGTTATAATAATTGGAGGGGGAGGGCCAAATGCTCCTAAAGAAATTTCTCCAGTATTAAAACTAGCGTCAAAAACGACAACTTTACCTAAATCCTCGGAAGGAAAAACTGCCCAACAAATAACGCTATTACCTACATCAGTATTATAAGTCCAAGTAAATCCATCGGCAGATGACATTACATTATTTGGGGCCGAGCCTCTAGCTGTAGCTATAAAAGCAGTTTGAGCAGCTAGCCAGCAAACTGAATCAAATCCACCACCATTATCTGGAATGCTAGAGCCAATACTCCAACTTGTACCATTTGTAGAAGTTCTTACTCTATTTGTAAAAGTTCCTAGACGAATAGTCGTCATTACTAAGAGGCTTAAAGCATTAGACCAGCAAATATCGCCAATAAATTCACTTGAATTTAAAGTAGGGGAACTATCGGACCACCCTGTTCCATTTGAAGAAGTATAAATTTTAGCTGTAGAATTTTTATCTGTAAAAGCTAAAAATAACCCAAGAGTGTCAGCCCAAATAACTCTTTGAAATAGTTGCGCTGTAATAGTTTGAGTAGACCAAGCAGTTCCATTTGCTGAAGTCATTACTCGATGGGTGCCGCTTTCCGCAACAGCTACAAATAAATTAAGTGAGGAAGACCACGCTACACTTTTCCAACGATTAGCTTCTGCAGCAGTTTGTGGATTCCAAGAAGTTCCATTCGCAGAAGTCCACACTCGGTGAGTTCCATCCTCAGTTACAGCAACTAAAAGAGATAAACTGGGCGACCAACAAACTGAATTAAATTTATTATTTTCAGAAGGAGTATGAGCAGTCCAGGTAACTCCGTCAGGAGAAGTAAGGATATGCCCTGTAGTTTGAGTTCCTACGGCAACAAAAAGTAATAATTCATGAACCCAAATACACCCCTTGCCTAAACCAATTTCCCAATTAGTTCCTTCTGGGTTTGAATTATAACTCCAAGTGATAGACATTTATCGTTGCCCAGCAGCAGGCCATTGACGATATGTTCTTAAAGTAGTCATTAATCTTTCATTAGCCTGATGGAGCATACTTTCAGGAGTACCATGAAAATGATTAATGATAGAAATTCCGCCAGCCTTACTAAGAGGAGTTATACTTGAACCACTAGGGAGATTTACTAATTCTGGCCCTTGTTCCCCAACTAAAGCCGTTCCACCTGCAAAATTTTCAGTACCACTTACAAATCCTGGGATACGGGGGCCAATAGGTTTACCCTTCTTACCTCCACGTAGAATAGCGATAATCTCTGAAAAAGAATAACCTTCCTTTGCAAGTTCATCCGCAGAGCCAGGGCTAAATCCAAATCCGGCAATAGATTGATCAAAATTTGAGAAGGTTACGTCTTGAGTGAAAACTTCCTTTTGCTCCTTTGCCATCCGGTCGTCCCACTCTTTATTCCAGTCGTCAAAACGCTTTTTATCTTTAGCCGCTAATTCTTCTGCTCTTTTTTCCTCAAGGTCAATAGAAGTAATTCTTTCTTCCTTTGCCTTCTCAGTATATCTATCGTCAATCTCTCCGCGCTTTGCTGCTCCATCACGATAAATTTCATTTAAGTCATCTTGATATTCTTTAGCGAGAATTTTACCTTCATTAAATTTCTTAGTAATAGCAGCAATTTCTTTTTTCTGTTGCTCATCAACAGCAGCTAATTCAGCTCTATGCTCTTCCTCTTGCAGCATTAAGGAGCGATTATGAGCCTGAACTTGTGCGGCATAAGCCGAGTTAGCATAAGTCGCATCAGAGATTAAACCCTGATCATGCATCTTTTTCAGATGCTCTAAATAATCCTTTTCTTCAATAGTATTATATTTATCAGCTAAAACTAATTTTGCTTTATGACGTTTATCTTCTTCCTCATTAGCTTTAGCTGTTAAAGTCTCAAGAAGTTGGATCTGGTCTTCCCAATTCTTTTTAAACTGCTCAGCTTGGCGAGCAGCAGCCTTATCGTCCTGCTTTTCAGTATTCTGGAAATCTTTTAATTCTTTATCCGCAGCTTTTACTGACTTTTCATATTCTTTATACTGAGCAACAGAAAGACCAATACTAGCTGCATTTTGTTCTGTAGCAAGTCCTGCTTGCTGTAAAACATCCATTGCATGTTTCTGATCAACTGTTAATTCTTCTACTAATCCCCCCTGTTTTTGTAGAATAATATTAAGTTCTTCATCAATAGTTAAATTTTCTTTTTGTTTCTCAGTGTGAGCTTCTTGAGTTTTTAATAGAGCATTATAAGCATCAAAAAATTTATTAATGTCTCCGCCAGCTAAAGTAAAAGCAATTCCAAGATCTTTAATTTGTTTAATTGCATCTATAATACCTCCACTTCCACTAACGCCCATTAACTCAAATCCTGTTTTAGCTATACGCTGTTGAATATCTAGCCATTCAGCAGCCTCTACCTTTAAATGATTCCAAAATTGATCCCAGAATCCTGTAGTTGTACTTAAATTTCTTTGAGTTTCTGCAGCTAAAGTATCTACAGAAGCTTCCTTTTTAAGACCATCAAATTTTTCAACAAGTGGGTCAATTCCCTCGGTACCAAATAATTCTAATTCTAATCGAGCACGTTGAGTAGGATCAGGAATACCTTCTAAAGCAGTTATGATAGCATTAAAACGTGCTTCAGGATCTAGTGATTGTAAGTTATAAAATGAAAGATTAAGTTCATTTAAAGCCTCTAATGAACTTACTTTCATAGTATCAAAATTTTTATTTAAAGTCGTAACAGCTTGAGAAACTTTTGTAAAAGGAATTTCTAATTTTGTTGCCCCAAATTGTAAAACTTCTAAAGTTTCAATAGAAATTCCTAATTCATCATTAAGAGTAACAAGTTCTTGAGCACTGGTAAAAATTGATTTTGTAAAATCAAAAATTTCTTTTGCCGCAAACATAGCAGCAAAACGAATAGCCATTCTACCGACAATATTCTCAACAGCACTAGTTTGCTGTCCTAATACTCCCATTTGACCATTTATATCTGCAATTTTTTGCTCAAATTGTGCCGCTTTTTCAACCCAAGGACCCAACATTCCTGCTGCTTTAGCCCCCTCCTCTCCCCCCGCTTGCATATCCGCATTTAATTTATCAATATTAATTTTAGCTTGTTTAAGTTCTGCATCGAGCAATCTAAGATCACTTTCATAAGTGATTCTTAGTTTAGCGCCAACTTCTGTCCCAGAAATAGGCATTATTCCTCAGATCTTTGATTCAAATGCCAGATGATGCGGCTCACAAGTTCTGGCGGCGCTTCTCTTAAATCCGAACAACTCCACGACATAAATCTCATTACTGCAATGTCGGTATCGAGTTGGGCCCTTCCGCCTTCGGATTCAAGAGAACTTTTTTTGCATCTTCAACCTTTTGACGATGGGTAAAGATGACCTTATTAATTTCTTCAAAAACTACGGGGTCTAAAGCCTGAATAGACTCTAGACACAAAGGAGGAACATTCCCCTCGGAGTCATGAATATGCCAAGCAGTTAACCAAATAGTCGCTCGAAGCATTTCATAGAGACCCCAATCAACTGAACGAAAAATTTTATCTCCGACAGCTTTATGAACTATTCCAGCTTCATCTTCCTGTTTCTTTTCCCCATTATTAAGCTGTTTCTTTATAACAATCCACTCACCCTCTTCACTAAGAGGATATTTTTGAGTATCTGTTCCTACAAAACAATTTCTCATAAATTTTTTCTCAAGCAAACAGGAATTGATGTAAGAATATCTGGGTCTCCGTCTATTAACCCAGTTATTGAATTTCCCAAAACTTGGTTACCTAAAACAGGCCAACACCAAAAAACATTTTGGGATAATTCTAAAATTAATACATTAACTTTTCTAATCCAGAACGGATTAGACTGATCTACTTGAGCAGTAAAAGTTGAAGTTGTAGAGCCAAGCGTTTCAGAATTTCGCTTAACTCTACAATTAGAGAGGATAGCCGCCGAGTGATAGTCGGCGGCTAAATACCCATTACTTGAAAGAACTTCAATGCTCGGGACCATGCCTAATCCCTAACTAATTAGCTCTGGAGATAAAGAGCATCATCACCAGTAATCTTCCAAGTGCCACTCGCCTTAGCCGTAGTCGAGCCGCCAGCAAGTTTACCTGGGATAATCCAACCAGAACCATAGTAGTACAAATTCATATTAGCTACGCCGAGGGGGTACAGGTAAAACTTTGACTTAGTAGAACCTGTGCCAGCCTGCCAAAGAACTTTAGAGGTGGAATCATAGTTACCGCCAAAAGTTCCCGTCCAACCCGCTAAGCCCTTAACAAAGTTTTTCCAACTATTGTTTAAAGGAGTAACATCTACTAAAGGCTGATCATAATCGATAGACCAATCTAACTGTTCTCCGACAGGAGAAGCAGTTGAGCTATTATCTGGGCTAACGTAGATAATAGCACTTTTTCCATGAATTGCATTTGAAGACATTTAATTTCCTCTTTTAGTGTAGAGTGTTTAATAAAGCCTTTGCACGATTATTAAAAGTTTGTCCTTGGATCAATTCAAAAGCTAGAGCAGCCTTTTCCTGTCTTTCGTAGTCATTTGAAAGAGCCTTCCGAATCTCGTGCTCTAATTCATGTGGGGTTGAAATCGTAGGAACACAATCTCCGAAAGTATCTATCACCTCTTGTCGTTTATCACAAATCTGAAAAGCCTTACAAGCTGCTACCTCATATGCTCGAGGGTTCATACTTAAGGCAGTTGGGTGCTCTCGGTGCATATTCAAGATAATTTTAGAAGAAGCATACCATTTAGAAATTTCAGTATTATCTATAAACTGCATTCCCTTAAAGAATGGAAATAAAGGGCTACCAGCTAAAATACCCCAAGCCCCATAAATCTTTAAGTCGATTCCTGTCCAATCTACCTGTTCAAGCATCTCAACTCTATTCTTCCAACCTGTTCCTATTAAAAGAACATCCGAAGAATATTCTGGGTCAGAATCTACAGGTTTATGAACTTCGGGGTCAAAAGCGTGTGGAATATAAGACCATCCCCTCTGAGCTGAAATAGCTTCAGTTGTAACTAAATTTACATCTGGATAACAACTAGCCCATTCAGATTGGTGTTGATCTTCGTAAGGAGATTCAGTAAAGATTATTGTCGTCTTAATATTACAATGCTTTAAAAGTAATAAAGCTACTGGATGAACATTAAGACCAGAAACAATAATAACTTGATTAGCATCAAAGTAAAGTGCTTCAAGAACAATTGTTTCACTAGCCTTTTCTGACATTAAAATCTGATTTTCAGAGTGTTCAGGAACTGCCTTCTGGTGATAAGCATAATGCTTATTCATATAGTAGTCTTTAATGTTTTCTTCCCCCACAAGTTTCGCAAGCGCATTACGATACCCTCGGGCTACATCCCAAACACTAAAGGTACAAATTGGCCAAACAAAAAGAATTCTCATGAGGTGCTAGGTTCTTTCCATGCCCGAAAATTACAAACCCAGTAACGACGAAAATTTTCATCTTTATCAAGAAAGAAAGGTGGTCCTAGACAATCAATAGCCTTATAGCTAACTCCTGATAAAGTTACATTTAACTGAGCAACTAATAAAGTTCGTGCTCTAATAGCGCGTAAAGCAGGACCATTATTATCGTCCCTAACCCCTCGAACAACTATCTGAAAATGAGGAAATTCTAGACGAGTCTGAGTTCCTCCAGTTCCGAGGGTAGGCTCGTCAACTTCTCCCCCAAAATACTCAAGAACTGCTATTGCCATATCTGGATCTGGAGGCATCTCATTATAAAAGATGCTAGTATTAACAGATCCAAATCCATTCGCTGCTAAAAGCGCAGCTATTTCAGCACCAAGCATTAGAGTAACCCAGTTCCTCCAGGCGACCCTGCTCCAGAAAAAGCGCCTGGGGCATAAGTTTCCCAATTACTAAAAGCCGTAGAGACAGCTTGCATTAAAGAAGGTCTGATTTGTTCTCCTCCAATTAAATTTACAGGAACTTCAATATATTTAGCCTGTCCAACACGATGTTTATACATTAAATTTTCGTGCTGGATAGCCGCATATGCTTCTGCTCCTGAACCTTCTTTTCCTGCCCAAATTGAGACTGTAATTCCATTTGGGTCTATAGTAGCTTCAACATCACAGTCAACGCTATCTCTTAAAACTCCACTAACATTCTTTCGCCAAATTCCAGTTTTAATACCAAAACGAAGGCTAGTGGGTTTCATTCCAACAAGTCTTTTACCTACTTTTCCAATATAAATTGGAACATATTTTTCTTTGATTTCTTTTACAATCCTCTTAGCTAACAAAACTTCTTCTTTTGCCGCAGCCTCAATAGTTTCTTTCTCAAGTCTAGAAATAGATTCACTAAGTTCTGTGAATCCAAAAGCTTCCCAAGTATAGGTAATCATTGTAATTCTAAAGTAATATGGTGATTACCTAATTCGTCATCAACAATATTAACATCAATTAAAGGAGTCTGCCTAGGAACATATCCCTCAGGAAGTGTAATTCTATCTTTAACGTCAATTAAAATTGTTGATAAAAGAAAAATTTTCCCACGAGCAGTAATTGTTCGTCCTTGTCTATCGACAACTAAATGATTCCCCATCTCAACTCGACAATCAGAAAAGTAGGCAGACCCATAAGTCGCTCCTGCACCTCCCCCGGTATACCCGGTCCAAGGTTCAATCATTACTGATTGCGGCATGAAGTCTGCCCACTCATTAACTGTCGGTTCGGCGCTCATATAGTCGTCAAAGGATTAGTTGGGTTTAAAGTAGGCTGAGGAGCATTAGGATGATTATCTAATCCTATTCCAATTGTCGGAGAAACCCAATCTGAATTAGCCTGCTGGGCTTCCTTATCCGAGATAGAGATACCGCCAGCATAAGGAACCTGATGACCCGCTCCTCTAGCTCTTAGCATTCCTGCTAATTTTGTATAGAATACAATATCATAAGAAATGAAAAATTCACTAATTTTCTTTGACTTAATATTCCCAGCAGAAGCTACGAGGGAATCGCAACAGGCTGCTGCTGCCATAAAGACATTAGCCTCCTGGGTAATCATCCAATAAATCTCATCATCCTGTAAAAGTTGACGAGTGTATTTTGTATCCTGAACGAGAAAACGCACCTGCATTAACTGCCCCAGAGTTGCTGGGGGATAAGTTCCTACTGTAGAATCACTAAATTTAGAAGGGTCGTAATCCCATGCCATTTTTGAAACCTACATAGTAGCGCGAACCCAAACAGTAACTGGAGGAGTTGTAGCTGTGCCAAATCTCGCTCTAAATTGAGAAGCAGATAAAAGTGTAGAATACCAAAGACCATTACCAGTTGCAGTATTAACTGCTGTCTGAGTGCCTGTCGAGGGTAGCATATTCTGAGTTACCCAAGTAGTTCCGTTATCAGCACTAACCTCAAAAGTTATAGTTCCTGTCCAAGACCCAGTTATCTGAACTCCTACATACTTATACCCACCAAGATTAACTCCAATACACCCTGTAGAGTTAATAGAAGCACCGGCACAAGTATTAGTAGTTAAAGTTGCTGTAGCAGTAATCGGCTTAACATTAGAAATTGTTTGAGCCGAAAGAACTGGGGCAAATACAATAGCACAAAGAGCGAAGATAAAAATCTTCTTCATACAACCTCTTACGATTGGGTACCAACAATAGTCCAAGTAGGACTAGCTTTTGACCCAGTATTAATATAAAGCTTTTTACCTGTTAAATCAACAAGAAGTGACCCAGGATTAGCCTTATATGTATTAGCGTAAGTAGTGCTGGTATTAATAGTACCAGTAAAAGTAGAGAGTGCTGCCTGGCCGAAAAGAAGTGCGCCGACTTTAAAAAGACCGCTAGAACCTGTCTGAGCCATTATACCCTTCCCATCTCTAATAGAATGTTAGAGCCATCCGGGTTTGGATTGTTAGGCTGGCTTAATCATTCGTTGATCTAAAAATTGCGATATTTTATGAGTCGGTAGATTACTCACATCTACCGACTCACCCTTTTTAAACGTCTTACCTTGAAAGGAAATATCCTTCAAAGCTACATATTTAGAAGCCATGCCTGCCTCCTAAAATTACGCAACACAAGCCGAGAAGAACGAACCAAGGTCAGCGCCGATAAGCTTATCCGCGAAAGCAATTTCACTTTCAACTCGGACGGTCTCAAGACCTAACCAAGGCATCGGGATACGATACGAAGCAATCGTATTCCCCAACCCCCTCGAAATCCCCTTCCACATGAAAACGTAACCCGCCGAAGGTTCCATAATCGAGGGGGACTTGTTAACGTAGCACAGAAGAGCGTTCTTACCCGCAGTCAGAGCGCCGGTAAAGGTCGTGCTACCCGGAGTCTTAGCCGCTGTGTTCTTCACTGACTTACTAACGAGAACTCGCTCAACAGTGAAGATCTTAGCTAGAGCAGCTTCATTAGCAATAGCAGGATTACCAGGGCCAGCGCCATACTTGATAAGATCGATAATATCAGGATGACGAACCAACTTCTGATAGACTTCAAAGCCGAGAACGAATGCGTTAGCTTCAAAGCCCGTTCCCTTGAGGATAGCTGCCTGTTCCGTCTGGACATCCTCGATAGGAGTCGAGGTGGGGTCATTCCAGAGAGGAGCAACAGTGATGTCAGAACCAGTCGAACTACCAGTCCACTTGCTGGTAGTGAAGAAGTCAGAAACCCACTGGAGTTCCTGACGGAGTAGAAGCTTACGAGCCACATAACGAGTGGCATCGCGCTCCATATTCAACGGTTCATCCGCGTTCGCATCTTCCTGCTCGTCTACGTCCTTATGGTAAGCGTAAACCGTGCAGTTATACGACGGGGTGTTGTCGATGTCGTATCCCCCGCCTGCTGACTCCTGTGCTACGCCCCTAGGCTGGGCATCATCACGAAACCAGTCATCCTTAGTATAGATGAAATAGCGATTCGACTTTTTATCTACAGGAACGTAAGGGAACACCTTACCGCAAATAAATGCGTCCTGAGACTGGATATACGCGACCGACATATTTGTTAAAGGTCGGTCTACGTGTACCTGTGAAAGATAAGGACTCGGCATTGAAGAATCTCCTTAAATACTAAAACAGTTACGAAGCGCGATGCGGATTCGCGCAGTTGATAACAGCGGTGATTAAGTTACCAGCAGCAGAAGCTCCAGCAACGTTCACCACGGCTCCAACGACATACTCTGTGGAATCCGTAGCAACCGTCTTAGCATCAGCCTGACCATCCGAGCTAGTCCCAATAAGGTTACCAGCGGTGAGAGATGCATCAGCCTGAATCATCGTTTCGCCAACTACGACGACATCAACCGGATCACCAGTTGCTCCAACAGGAGACTGAATAACCCCGATGGGGATGTCGGTAGCGCCTGTACAAAGAATAACAGCATTATCGGCACTAATTTTTACGAACTTATACTGAACCGTTGCCGCCGTCAAACCTGTACCAGCGATAGCGCCAGACAGCTTTACCGGCATTGCTCCTAAGAAAGGCATGGATAATCTCCTTTATATTCTAAAAATGAATTACTGCTGTTCCTTACGATACTGCTTAACAAGCTCAGGATTCTGCTGGCAAGCCTGTTCGAAAGCCTGTTCCTTAGAAATCCCGTTAGCAGACTTCGTAACGAGTTCCTCTGCCTTAGCCTGGAGCTGAGCTTCTGCCGAACCGACAGAACCTCCGCGGGGCGAACCTAACTGATTCTTCAGAAGATTGCTCTGCTCAATCTGAGCTTCCGCAGCCTTAAACAGATCAACCATTCTAGCGAACCCAACCGGATCAGCAGCCTTCATCTTCTGGAACTTCTTGATGTCGTTATCTTCCGCCTTCTCATCAAGATTAAAAGGAGTAGCCTTGAACGATTTGAGAAGAGTAACCATCTCAGTATGATCACGCTTTTCAATCTCGGACTTCAAAAGAGCATCCGAAGTGTCGAGGCGCTTCTTGAGTTCAGCGTTCTCAGCCGCCGCCTTCGCAATTTCATCGTCGCGCTTCTTGAGCTCTGCACTAACCTGCTTCTCAACTTCAGTCTTAATAGCCTGTTCATCCATTTCAGTATCATCCTTTTTTGACATCATTGGGGTCTGCATTCCCGAATCACACATCTTACACATCTGATCATGCATTGCCTTCAAAGCATGAACTGGGTGCCCATCGGGATGCGGGCCAGCCCCATACTGAGAAATCATTTTAGCGAGATTATCCTTCTGAGCCATCAACTGATTCTTATGGTCAGGATGTAATCCCCCAGCTCCAGGTTGAGCTTGAGGCTGAGGAGTTCCTCCGCCAAACTGTGGAGTTCCACCATTCGGCATCATAGGAGTTCCACCACCCCCAAAAGGAGGCATACCATTTAAATCTTTCAAAATATCATCAGCAGTAGAATCTCGCTTAGTAGTGTCAGTTTCCTTAGATAATCCTACAATACGCTTGATGACTTCTAAAAAGTCCATTCGCTTCTCCTTGGGTCCTGCTGCTTCTAATTTACGATGAGCCTCTGCTTTAACACTAGCAGGCATATCTGTTTGGTTATAGCGAGCTAAAGCATTACGCCAGTGATTTTCATCTAAACTGCCATCGGCATGTTTATAAGGAAGCTTTCTCTGCTTATTACCGCTAGCATCTGTCCAAACTGCTGCAAAAGCAGAATCTGGTAAATCCCCACGAGAACTAGAATCTAGCTCTCTCTTGTATAGAACAATATAGGCACCATCTCCAGTTTCTCGATCAAAATTGGCACCCTTATCTACAAGAGCAACCCTCTTAAATTTGAGATTCTTTAGATCTCTTGCCATTATTCTTCTACGCCTTCAGCTGTACCTGCTATGGAGAACATTGTATATTCCCCACTTAAAACTTTTTGAAAAGCAGATTTATCTACTTTGAATCCAACCCACCATCTACAAGGAAAAAGCTTATTTAAAACAGCTAAACCTTCTTTATCAATTTTTCCTGTAACAGGATCTGTAGCTAAAGCTGCATTCTTTTCCGCAGTAAAAACTATAGACTCAACAAGATGGCCTATAGGTTCTCCTTCATGCATTTCATCCGCTTCTCTAGCATGAAGAACAAAATCATAAGCAGCATTTTCTAATTCTGCCGGGGCAATTCGATCGTCTTGAAGATCTGTAATAACCTTACCGCTCTTAGCAATTGATACATTAGCGTAACCAAACACCAATTGCTCCGCCGTATCAGTTTTTACGATTTTGAAAGGTTCCACTATACCGGGAGGATACGCTATAAAAGGAAGGACTCAAAATTTCGCTTACGAAACGAACGAGAAATAGTGTAAAAGGGAGTTACACCCGGCGGGAAGGAAAGGAAAATGATCGAGCAACTGAACCCCCTCGGGGAGCTTCAATACTAATTAATTTATGTCTAAGAGCGATAATATCAATTTTATAAACACGAATTAACTTAGGCCCAATACGAATTGAGGGCACCCAATGACGCCAAATCCATTGACGTAGAGTCATCGGGTGAACCCGCAAAAGGCCAGAAGCCTCTTCAATACCTAAAAATTCATCCCCTAGGTTTAACATTTAAAGCATCGGTCAAAACAATTGTTTGAACCCCCTCGCTTAAATGTCTAGGAGTTTCGAGGGGGGCACCAACACCACCGCGTGACTTTCTAGTGCGGCGAAGTTCATCTAAAACACTTCTAGTTTCATCATGAGTTTTCTTTAGTTGCTCTGCTTCAAATTTAGCAAGTAATTCTTTTTCACTCATTTTTAGTTCCTTGAGTAATTGGGTCTGTAACCTTAAACCTCTTTAGACCGAACGGTCCAACTGGGGTGTAAGGAATGTCTTTATTTCTAACCCAACGACGAATAGTCTCTTCACTAACACGATACTTATTCGCCATTTCTCGAACTGTAAATAACTTTTCTTCCTCAGCCATTTACATAACCTTTTCAGGATTTTCTAATTTCTCAATCCTATTAACAAGTTGATTTAAGGCTGAAGCACAAAGATGTAATAAATAACGATGTGGGTTAGTAACTGACATTTTCCCAATAGCATCGTTACAACGCATAATAATTTCGCCCACAGAAATAATAGGGGGTTCTGGAGCTACTTGTCTTACTTCAGTTTGAGCAACTTCAAACTCTTTTTGAAGTTCTTCTTCGGTGCAGAAATCTACTCCTAATTTATCAGAAAGACGCTTACGAACAATATCATCTTCCTCATTCATGTTCGGCACTCCCTACGATAATTGTTCGTTCAGCATCTTGAATAATCTTACTAATCCAAGTTCCATCTTTATTACGATAAGGCTTAATTGGTAAAGTTGCTAGATGATAAATAGGTTCATCATAATCTACAAGGATATCGAATCCTGCGGCAGAGGCTTTACGGCAAAAATTAATATCATGATTACAAACATCAGGAAAAATATTATCGCCATAAAACCACCATGGGTCCGACATAGTTTCAAGAACATGACGACGGATTAAAAGGCAACCTCCTCCACAAGCAGCAACCTTAATTAATCCTTGATCCCCTTTCTTCATCATTCTATGATAGATTTTTCCTTGCTCATCTATTCTATCAAAAACAAGAGGAGCAAAAGGAATACGTCTTTGAAGATAAAGACCGGAAACAATATCTACATTTCTTGCTAATAATCTATTTAAAGTTTTTGGAGAAAATAGATTATCATCTTCAACCATAAATAACCATTCTAAATTATCTGGGTGCTTTAAAAATTGTCTAGCTATAAGATTCCAATTTACAGCTACACTATGTCCCATAGACTGCATAAAAACAGTTCCTGGGGGTTTTTCTAAAGCTATTATACCGCTTACAAAAGAAGCAAAACGTAAAGAATCCCCGGAAGCCATGCCTATCATTCCGCTCATTATACCGCTCCTCCATATGGCGCTGAAAGATTATCTCCTTCAATTCCAAAACCTGTATCTCCAATTGGGTCTAAAGGATTAATGATTGTAGTTGTAGTCGGTAACTTTGCTGCGGCCATAATAGCTTCCTGAGCTTCAGGAGCCGCAAGAGGATTAAATCCGGTGCCCGCAACATCTTTAATGAAAGTTCCTAATTCCATCAAATTGATACTTTCTACTTCCCCATGTTCCATTTCGGGAGTTAATTCCTCTGGCCACCCATTCATTTTCATCAAAAAAGGTATACCTGAACGATTAATAATAGCGCAACTACTATCTAAAAATGAACTTAAAGAAGAAGTGAAAAGTCCAATCTTAGTTGAAGCCATCGCCTTAGAGCCAACAGCTTCATGGCCTAACATAACGAAGTTGAGCTATGCGTTGATCATATCTCTGAATAATAGCGTTAGTATCAAAAGCTCGGCGCGAACCTGTACTAACTAAAGAGAATTTAGCCCAATATGGAATAACCATTCCTTCTTGTTCATCTCTACGAACTGATCTAACAATTTGCTTCATATTTGAAAGCAAATTAACCATTTCAGGGTCTCTTGTATTCCAAAGATCAGGAGGTTGAATTCCCTTTGCTGGGTCCGGTTCAATAGTAGTCATTACCGGGTATCCTGCTAAATCTCGTTCAATACCAATACCTTCAAATACTTGAAGATTCTTCTTCAGATAATAACTTGTCCAACAATTACGAAGAATTGATCTACCCTCGGGGTTATTCTTTGCTACTTGAGTTCTAAAGTTAAGACATTTACCAAGAGGAATACGACGAATCTTATAGTCAGGAGGAGCCATCTGCTGCATAACTACAGCATTACTTTGCTCATCGAATTCCCACATGAATAAAGTTTCTTGAGACCTTAAAGACCATTCCTTGAAACCAATCAATCCGTCATTAAATCTAGATGGAGTAAAAGAGGGAAGAGCATATCCTACTCCCCCAACAGATTGAGATCCTTGAACGGGGGGATTAGTATCTTCAATTCCTGAACTACCCATTCTACGTTTAATCGTAAATTCCATACAAGCCCAACCAAAAGGGAGCATTGTAAGAATTTCAGAAAGAGTATCTGGCCAAGTGCTACTAAGATCATCAAAAATCATCGATCCAATTTTATCGGCAATAAACATACCAAATTGAGAAGTATCCGCTGGCTTTATCCTATATGTTACTTTACGAGTAAGATAATTTGCAGCAAAAAGAATAGCTCCAATTACAGGGTCATTATCCATCATTTCCCGGTAATTTTTCATACCGGATGGACCCTGGAGTTCTCTTAAGAACTCCTCATAGATTCGGCTAACTGTTCCATAACGAGTTAAACCTGAAATACCATAAGCCTGATCAAGAGGCTTATTCGTTTCATCAGAAGGCGGTCCAGTCACCTGCTCCTGAGTACGAACCTCATTTGAGGCTACATTATCTGCCGAGGGGGGACCATATTCAGCCATTATACCCGCCATCTAGACCGTGAACGGTCTGAAACGCTACCAAAACTTGTCCAATTTGATATCTTTAGCAACCCCTCGGGGATACCCTTAGCTATATCAGGAGTTACTTCGGCAAAACTTATTAAGAGAGAATCCGCACGATTAGGAGAAGGTCCATCTTGATAAAATACTTTAGTCTGACCTTTACTATTAGGTTCCCAACGAACCATTAAAAGTTCTTCAGCTAGGTCAGTATCATTCTCATCAATATCAATTTCACCACGTTCAAATAATCCTCTAATCCCCCACCAAATCTCTGAAAGTAAATCAGCAAATTCAAGAGGATTCTTTGCGCTATGGCTTACAGATACTGGGATAATAGGAAGCTTATCTTCAAGAGCTTTATCAACAACCCCACGTCCTACCCCAATATAATCTACATTACAAAAAGTAGCCCCCATATGTGGGTCACGAAGGGTTTTAACCATTCGACCTAAAGTCTTCATCGTATCAGGTTGACGCTCTTCATATAAAACTCTAAAATGAGAACCACGTCGCCAGCCTAAACACGAGGGATCGCCATCTTCACTAGCCCCAACATCTAGTCCGAGATTATTAGGCAAACCCGGTCGAATAGAACGCTCTTGAGCTTGTCTAATCCACGTAAGAGGAATAAGAGAACCGGCCCCGGTCTGAACTGGAAATTGTCCTAAAACTTTTGATTGCCAGAAAGGATGAGTATCCTCAAGTTTTCCATCTTCCGGCATTAAAACCCGATTATGCGCTTCATTCCATTTCCAAGACGGCGCCCATTTCTTACGTTTTTCCTCCACATAAGACATGCCGATAAGTTGAGATAGAACTTCCTGTGGTAAGTCATTTTTCTCATCGGTAAAATTAGGACTATCAAAGGCACTTATCTGGACAATATTCCATCCAGAATTAGGACGACAAGCTTCATAAATTTCACCAGAAGGCTCATCTGGGTTAAAGATAGCTAACATTTTAGACCCATCATTAGCAATCAATGAATCCATTGCGTCCCAAAGTTTCCCTCGAACACCATTCGCTTCATCAACTATAACAAGAACAAAGGGAGCGTGAATACCCTGAAAAGCTGTTGGAGAATAGTCCGAGGGTTTACGGCCAAGAGCTACAGTTTCCTCTTTATCTCCAACTTTTTCAACCCATTCAGTTTGGTTTAATCTTCCGCGAAGTTGGCCATGCTGGTGCATACGGCCAATTTCTTTCCAGAGAATTAATTTAACCTGTGGTCCTGTAGGAGCAGTAGTTACTACAAACGCGTCTCCAGGTTCATGAATATCAAGCCAATGTCCTGCAATACGTGCCGAAATAAAAGACTTACCAATATCATGGCAAGTCATTGCCGCTGTTTTACGATGGTCTCGAACAGAATTCATAATCTTTTTCTGTCCGGACCATATTTTTTCACCTAACTTATCTTCAACCCAAAAAGTGGGTTCAAGATAATATTGGTGAGCTTTTATTTTAGCTTGGACCTTCTCAATCTCTTGTAGTATCTCTTCAAGAGTGAGATCCTCGCTAATTTCAATGCTGCCCATATTTAGAGAATACTTTTTGTAGTCTTATCTAAACTGCTAAGAAGTTCTTTAGACTGACGAACGAGCCTTTCCGCTTCTGTTTCAACCTTCTTAGCTTCAACTTTAGGCTCAGAAGGTTGAGCTAAATTCTCTACAGTAAGACTTTTCCAAGTATGCTTTACTTTAGTTCCATCAACATGAAGATGCTCATGTTCATGGCCGAAATCACGATCACATTGAAAATTTTGATGAGTGCTTGTGCAGCGCATAGTTACTCCCTATAAACATTAATATAATCTGGTTGACCGTTAGGGAAATCTACTCGTTTACCCGCCATATCGGTTACTCTCCAATGTAGATAAAAAACTTGAAATCTAACATTGGGTCCTAGATTAAATACAAAATCAGTAGCAATAGGAGCATAACTAACTTGACCAGGAGTAGAAATTTGATCTAAAATAGTAATTACTCCTCCTGATGGGATATCCCCTGTTGTACTTGAAATAATTAGTTCAACTAAATACCCAGATAAAGGAAAAGGAACATCATTAAGCTTTAAAGTAAATGGGCCTAAAGTTCCTGTCCATCCCGAGGTGATTTCAAGTAATAGACTCATTCCTTCCTCATTGATGACTGTAGAGTTTGGACATCTTTATCAATTTCTTCCCAAATATTAGGAGTTTTTGCTCGAAAGATTTTTACTCCTTGAGTTGAACGTTCCCCGATAGGCTTCCCTTTTTCATCATATTCACGAATAATTGCTTGGATAAGAACTTCATCACACTGAAAAGTAGACATTTTTAACTCGCTGGGCCAGTTGCACTTACGTGAAGGTTCCCACTTGCATCGATCGTGACGTATTTGTCGCCGCCGGCGAAGGCCCCGAGGAGAGGCATTACGACCTGACCGTTGGCTTTCATTCGAAGAGGTGTAGTTCCGGTCGTGGTATTTCCAAAGCCGAAGTCGCCTACATCAACCTGACCCGCACCCATCGACCAGATGTTTCCAGTCGTCGGCGTAAAGATCGCAACGCAAGTCTCGCTAGGTGACTGAGCCTGAAACTCGATCGCGTTTGCCCCGATAGCTCTAACTCGAACCTTCGAGTTGATAGCAGTACTTGTCGCTCCAATGTCGATATTTCCCGCATCGCTGATAGTTAGCAGGATTGTGCTTTGTGCGGCGTTCTTCACCAAGAACGGGATAGTTGGGACGGTGCCAGATGCTGTGTTAATCGACACACCCTGGGGTCCGACTATGAATTTAGTAGCGTTCGCAACGCGGAACTCGATGAGTCCATAGCTGGGAGTATTAAAGAGTGTGGTCGCTGTTGCCCCATTGTCGTTCCCGAGGAACACGTAGTTGGAGAAGGTAGCTGTCTGATTTCCGACCCAGATACCACCAAACTGTCGAGCTGAATCAAGTCCTCCTATGAATATCTTTCCTACTCCTCCACTCTCTCCGTTCTGATTTGCGTAGAGGTCACGGCCTTTGATATCCGTGAAGGCAGAGTCGTCAGCAAATCGTGCGCGGATCGATGTAGGGTCTGAGGGGGCGTAGATGATACCGGCGAAGCCACTTGTAATACCGTGGAAGAGAAGTGGACCTCCAATAACCGTCGCCTCTCCGTTCTCTGCAAGAACGAGTCGCGCAGAGGCCGGATTCCCGAATACTCGAAAGGCTGGGAACGCTCCAAGAGCGTGTGTGTCACCGCCGCCCATGCCACCATACTGGATCGACCCAGCCGCATCCTTGAAGGTAAAGAACCCACTGTTTGAAAAGACTGTTGCGACGGCATCTGCTGGAGTATCCGTGAACCCCAGACCTAAGGTTCCTGCCTTGATTGCACAATATGCGGAATCATTCCCAAGGCGTGCAGACCATGCTGGATACGTACCGATACCCATCGCCAGAGTGTCACGTTTGAAGGCAGGGGACGCACTTGTCGCGCCGCCGAAGGAAAAGAAGAATGGTGGCGGACTACCGGCCTTGAACCGTAGCCACTCTCCTCCTCCGACGAATATTACAAGATCTCGCGGAGGTGTATGTGTTCCAGACCCCATGAAGATGCTTGGGTCCGCGTGGTTAGGCGAGTTCACCTGAAAGACGCCGTAGTTGTAGTTGTCGGCTCCGACATCTCCACAGAGGAAGTCGAGCCGCAGACCGTCTGCAGCTCCAGTCGCAGTGTTCTCAAACCGGATAACCGATGCTGCCGAGAATGGGGAATCGTGCACCGTTGTCGTAAGAGGTGAAGCGCCCAGTCCTGGTGACGGTGTAACTCCAGGTTGAGTCAAGTGAAGTACATTCGACCAACTCGCACCGTTCGGGTTAGCGGCATCTCGTGTTAATATTGCTCCTGAAGGATCAGTAGTGCCAAGAATTGCGTCTAATAAAGTAACTATACGATTCCAATTAGAAGGACGAAATTGGCTAGTATCAGTACCATCTGAATATGGACTAGTAAATAAGGGAGGAGTTAAACTCATTATATATCATCCTCTTGAACCCAATCCGTTTGAAACCAACCATCTTGAATCCAAGATATTCTCGTATCTAAGGATACAGAATATAACTGATTATCGAGAGCTAGACTACGTTCAAAAGACCCTGAAAGATCTAACATACCTAGATTAATTGCATATACCGTATCTACAATATTAGAGTCATCATAACCTCCAATTAAGAAGGTTATGCCATTTCGTACCATAGCTATACCAAAAGCTATTCCATCAGGTAGTGAATCCGAACCAAACTCTTGCCAATTAATACCGTCTCCAGAACGATATACCTTTTTTGAGACTGGGCTAAATAGAGGTTGACCACCTATAATCCAAAGATACCCATCAAGAGTCATAACACCAGGACCATCTAAAGGTACAGGTAAAGAGTTTGTCCCCGCTTCTACCCACATAATACCATCACTACTTTTATAAACTGTTTGATAGTATACCGCAAATGTTATATCATTACCGCCAATAAGCCACATTTGGTCCTTATACGTTATAGCGCGACCAAATGTAATAGCTTGTGGGAGAGCGTCAATTCCTGCTTCTACCCATACTAAACCATTATCTGACCAAAATACTTTTTTAGTAGTATTAATATCAAAGGGTGGAATTCTAGAACGTATTAGACCCCCAATTAACCACATCTTATTATCAAATACCGTATAACCCATTTCCGCAATATTAACTGGAAGATTTCCCTCTAAAGTCCAAACTAACCCATCTTCAGAAGAATAAACTTCAGATCGTGTATCATCAGGCGGAAATGCTTGCTGTTGACCGCCAGCAATCCACATTTTATCGTTAAATGAAAATACAGCAGCATCAAATAAAGGAAGTGGTAAAGTATCAATTCCTACAGGAACCCATGTAATACCATCAGTAGAACGATAAATTTGTTTCGTTCCCCCACCAATTGTCCAGAAAGCTCCTCTAAAATCTATAACACCATGATCAACTAGCGCAGAAGGAAGTGTTCCAGAAAGATACCAAGCATTTGGGGAAACTGGAGTAGCAACTCCCATCTCAACTGTTCTAGGGGCTTCTTCAATAGCCTGTGAAGTTTTTATGATATTTCTTGAAAATGT